GTCAGCGACGCCTTTATCAACTGCCGCCTTGATCTTTTCCCAAGAGATACACTTCTTCGGGTAAGGAGCACAAAGAACATCATATTCGCTTTCTTCTGACTGCAAAGCTAACATGGTTAAAATGTCGTTTGCGTTGAACCCGATGTCGCTATCGATAAACAGCAGATGGGTACAATCAGAGCGCATGAACTCGTCGACGCAGTAGTTACGTGCGCGAGTGATCAGCGATTCGTTGAACAAGTAGTAGTACTTGACTTCGATTCCATAATGAACCGATAGAGCAGATAGGTCGTTTGACGAACGAGTGAACATGCCTGCACACATACCGCCATACATTGGCGTTGCCACAAACAGCTTACGCTTCTTTAGTTCGTCTATTGCAATTTTCACTTCCATAGTTTATTCACCTCTTTTTTTACGATAAATCGTGCACATGTAATTGAATGATAGCGTAATGAATCACCTTTAAGAGGTCTTGTCGCCAATCCTCTTTTGACCCTTTACGTCCATAACGTTGTGCGTATTTTAATACGTTGCCGATACAAAATCCAGTGCCGTGGCCTGAATCAATAATGAACTCCGTAGCCTGATATTTATTCTGAGCATAATGCTGGCCATAAGTCTTATCTATATAAGCTTTGAGCAGCTCTAATGTCTTATCCTCGTTGTACTTATATTCTATTTCTACAGGAGGTCGTAAAACGCCTCTAATTGCTATTGGTTCGTCTTCAATTGACTTATACGTCACAGTCATACCTTCCTCCAATTATACACTATATCATTGATAAAATCAACCAAGGTTTTTTGTTCGTCTAGGTTCTGATTAGAACGCTTTTCGATTACGCCCATGAGTTCCATGTTCGTTAGGATGTTAGCAATCTTAGATTCACGGCCAGCCAACCAAGTCTCGTTCTGATTGCTGCCGCGTTCAGCGTAACGTTCTTCGCGAACGTCGCGGTCGGTCTTAAGGTATACGATTGTTGTATCATATAGAGAGTTGCAATGCTCAAGAAAGGAAGCAGTGCATAATCTATCGCCTTCGAAAAGAACAATCGCATCTTCGCTTAAGGTGGCCAGAAAAGAAACTGCATCAGGTTGTACAGCCATACTAAGCGCGTCTGTGCCTGAGAACGTTTTACCGTCTTCGTAAATCCCTAGCACGTAAACGTTGTTAGAGTGATGATAACGTACAAGGTTATGCTTTTCAACTACATCTCCGACATCAAGTGCTTTCATAACATTTTTCATGAGGCTGGTCTTGCCCGACCCAGGCTCTCCCATAACAGCAATCACTTTCATTCTATTCTCCTAATAATTCAATCCCATCGTTAAAATTGTTAACAAAGCAATCCCAATCCTGATCCATCATTATAACCTGACCGCTCAATCGATAGTGGTTTTGTTTGCGTTTGCAAAACCCTGGATCCCAAGAGTTATGTTCTAATCTCAAATTTTTTGGCAACGACTCTTCGCGCATTTTCCAAAAGTGATCAAACTGATTTCCCCACACTCTCTCGCTGTATCTAATGCGGTTGTAGAACATGTCATTGTATACGTTGGCGTAGCGCCTGTCTGGTCTATGCCAAGACTTATAACAACATAGAGTGCTTTCTAAGGTGAAGTAGCTAACGTCATTATGTTGAATTCTAGCTTTAGCTTCATCCAACAACAACTCACCTTCTTTGGTAAGCCAAGCTAACGTTTCTTTGTCGTAGCCTTTGAACCCTTTGTTGTCCGAGCCTTTTGCGTCCCACCAATCTAAGTCGTCTCTACCCAAGACTTTACAAAGACCGTTGCGATGCGATTTTGAGCCGCCAATGTCATTCAGAAACAGATTGTTACAATCGAGCGGCAAGCCTTGTATGCGCAAATATTCTAGATAAGAAAACGTTGATAGTCTACCGAAAGACAGGAAGTTCTTTCTTACATATTGCCATGTGTTTTCAAAGTTCTTGTGAGCATCGCCAGTATTGTTTAGACTGTCAAACAAGTTTACCTGATTACCGTATTCACTTACAAGCTTTTTATATTTCTCGACGCAATTAGGAAATCCGGTTTTTCCAACCTTAAAGTATTTCCTATCAGAATCCCATCCGCTACCAACTTTAAATTTTGAGTGATTGTTTTGCCACCATTGATTTAGTTGATCAAGGTCTACATCTTTTAGTTTCGGGAAGCGTTCGTAGATTATTGACGTCGTCACTATATGCTGAGAACAGCCGTTGATGAACGCCATCCACAACCTATCTTCAAGGTCTTGACCATAGTAATTTGAAAGCCAAGGAAGCGCATAATACACAGCGCCGGGATGCGATTTATATTTTAAATGAAACTCGTAAAAGCGTAGAAACACTTCTCGACGATATTGAGGCAATCTGAAATCTAAACCTTGACGAAGGTCTTTTTGTTCTTGAACATTATGTATTTCAGACCACCTAGCTGTCATTCAAAAAATTTCTCTAATGTGTTTTGTTTTATTGATAACAAAGCTTCCGGTTCGCATCCAACCCAACCGTGATCAAGCCACCATTTAGTTAATCCGGGTGGGATGTCATATATCCCATGATCTTCGCCGCGTAAAATTGAGGGATAAACCGTTTTACGTATGTCGTAACATTCATCCCATAACTGCTTATACTTAGGGGCGATTTGTTCAAAGGTTCTAAGATACTTCAGCTGTCTATAGTGATGGTATCCACCTCCGCGTTTTCCTTTAAAACAATTTCTAAAAGAACAAATCTTAGTGACGAACAAAGGAACATCAACTTCTTTTTCCGGATGAGCTTGTTGATACATGTCTTTTATTTCTAGAAGCCTGTTCATGAGCAAGTCGAATTCTTGTGCGGTTAGTTTTTCGTTCTTATCAAATTCGTTTGCTCTTTCGTCCATGTACATAATGTTGAACATACCGGACGTGAGGTTCATACCGTCGTAAAAATTAATGCTTTCGTCAGACTTGAGTTTCTTGCTTAGATGTCCAGATTTATTGAACACCATAAGAATCTCGTTAAACAGGTCTGATGCAAACCGACCATACTCAGGGCATTGTTGAGAAGCTTCTATCAAACTCTCATACACTTCCCTTTCGGTCGAGCCAACTCCGACTTTGTTGAACCATTGCATAGGTTGTTGTTCGGTTTCCGCGACAAACCAATTGAAGGTCGTCCAAGCTCGGTCGCAGTATCTAAGCCACTTGCGTGCTGAACCGTAAACGATTTGATCGTTCCATTCTTTTAAGAATTCATCAACTTGTTTGAGGTCTGGACATTTCATATCCCAAGCTTCAAACATAAAGATGGCGGTCAGTTCTGAATAAACATTGCCCATAATGAAAGACAAAAGAACTGCTTGTTCTTCCGTCAGCTTTCTACGATTGGCGTATTCAGTTAAGAATGCTTGATGGACTGGAGGAACAAAGTGCGCATATTCTACGAACTTCTTCGCTCTCCAGTCTCCGCCCGTATCTCCAGGTATCTTAATCAAAAGAAGTCCATCACGGAGTTTTTAGCTGATTCTTTGTATGGGTCTTGCGTATTATGCGCTTTCATATAATCAAGCCACTCCTTTTCTTTCCACATATTTGGCGAAACGCCATTCCAAAGCGGACGCCAGTATTTATGCTCTTTGTTGGCACGACGCTCATCTACATACTGCTTACGAAGCTTTTCGTAATCCCAAGATTTACACTCTAGCATATCTTCTCGAAAGTAAGCTACGATTGTCATACGGTCGGGATTCTCGCCGCCTAGAGGCGCATTGGCGTGAATGGCTGTATGATTTGCTACAAGCAACATATCTCCGGGCGCAAGTTTAACCGCTGTCCTAAACTCAGGGAGAATCAATTCAGCGCCTTCCCAGCCTTTGCCAAGCGCGCATAGGTTTGAAAACCCAGCGGCCAAATCTCCGGCGTCTAGATGCGCGGCTGTTCTCCAGTTATGGTTTACGGTCAGCGTTGTAAAGACTGTTTGATCAATCAAGAATTTTGGGTCAAGCTGATCAGCTGCTGCGCGTTGAGCAGCCCAACGCTTAGGCAACAACCGCTTAAACTCTGAGTTCAGTTTGTTTAGAAAAGGAAAAGATTTTGCAAACAACTCTGGGTTTTTTTCGGTGTACGAAGTTGCTCTTCCATAAGGAATACGAGGATACCTTGAGTAGTATCCAGCAACACCTGATATCACTGATTGAGCGTAGTTGGTGTCAGAGATGTAGTTGTCTCTAACGTACTTCGCTGCGTTCTTTTGCTCTTCTTTAGACTTAGTTGAAATTGAGTCTAACCAACGATCAAACCAACCAAAGTAAGGCTCATGGTCTTTTAACACTTCGCTACGCATCCAAACATGGCCTCGCGTGTCATCGACCTCTTTCATATCTTTGAATTGATCTTTGATGGAATCAAGCGTGTCAGTGTTAAGGTAATAATGATCTTCAGTCAAGAACTCCAATATTGCCGCTTGAACTGGCGTGACCCATTCTCTACCGCCTCGGGATTTTGCAGTTAGAATATCTCCACGAGGACCTGCCGCCATCCCGCGATTTTGAGACTCCGTTGCGGCGTTGATTAGACCCTCGTAACAAAGGTCTTGTTCTTCTTTAGAAAAAACGTTTTTGCGAAATTTCAAAACAACGGTGTTTTCGTTGTATTCTCCAATATAACTCGGCGCATAAACGTCGGTGTCTTCAGTAAGAAGTATGTCGTAATGAGATTCGTCTAGGAACGTTCCTTTTAAATCTTCACAATTATACTTTTTTTCACAATAAATTATGTTTGTCATATGATCCTACTTCAGTTTGCTTAACAGATTCGCTTTCATTATTTTATCGTAAATCTTTTTTGATTTCAAGGCTTTATTTTTGTGATATTGGTTGACCTTACTAAGGTGAACAATACCATTCAAATGGTCTAATTCGTGTTGGAAACATCTTGAACTCAATCCATCAAATTTAACCGTCGTAGTTTGTCCATTAGGCATTGTGAATCTAACGCGGATTATTTGAGGCCGCTTTATTTTAACAACAACGCCAGGATAAGTCAGACAGCCTTCATTAAGAGCAACGACTTCATCAGACGCAAATACAATCCTAGGATTGAAACAAGCTAAAACGGTTTCGCCGGTTAACACGAATACCCTATAAGGCAACCCGCACTGATTGGAAGCAAGCCCAATGCCTTTGTTTTGTATCATTGTTTCGGTCAAATCCTTCGCCAACTGAATAGGGTCTGTTGGCGGATTAGCAAAGTC